TGATTGGAGAAAGAATTGTACTTGCAGGAAATATCTACCTAGACTATCGTAACATCTAGTATAAATAATCTACATGAACGAAAAGTATTTCATGGGCCAAGATGGCTTTACTTGGTTCGTTGGTGTTATAGAAAATCGTAATGACCCTTCGAAATTAGGTCGAGTACAAGTTAGATGTCTAGGTTATCACACAGAAAATTTAGTAGATATCCCATCTGCGGATTTACCGTGGGCGCATGTTATGATGCCTACAACAGATACAAGTATGCAAGGACTAGGTACATCACCTAGTTTTTTAGTAGAGGGAACTTGGGTATTAGGATTCTTTAGAGACCCAGAAAAACAACAACCTGTTATCATGGGTTCACTACCAGGTTATCCACAAACTAAAGCTGATACGACCAAAGGATTTAATGACCCAAATGGAAAGTACCCTGGTACTATAACTCATTCGAATCACACATTAGAAGAATCTGATGTATCAAGACTTGCACAAGGTCTTACATCAGAAACCCATTTATCTTTACAGAATCGTAGAGCAAACAAATGGGAAAAGATACCTACCGCAACCAAACCAGATGTATCAACAGTATCAACTACAAGTAAAGCAGAAACTGCTGGAAGTTTTAGTGAACCTAATCCTAAAGGACTTGCTGCAGATACATCCCCATACACATCTGCAGAGTATCCTTATAATCATGTTTACGAATCTGAATCAGGTCATCTATTTGAGATAGATGATACAAGTGGGGGAGAGAGATTACTAAGACAACACAAGTCTGGTACCTATGAAGAAATAGTTGCAGATGGTACAAAGACAGTAAAAGTATTTGGGGATAATTATGAATTAACTGCAGGAGCAAATAATATATTTGTAAAAGGAAATATTAATTTAACTTGTAGTGGAACTAAGAGAGAAAGAATAGATGGTGATTACATACTAGAAGTCGGTGGAAACTTTACTAGAAAGATACACAAGAACGAACAAGTTAAGATTGGTGCTGGTGGTGGAGGTAATCTAGAAGAAGAAATAATAGGTAATCATGGTTTCAATATAACAAATTCAGTATCTGGTGCAATAGGTTCAGCTGAAAAAGGAACTGCAAAAGATTGTGATATAACTATCGGTGGAAAAGAAACAAGAACTATTGGTGGAAGTTATGATATAGTTACTACTGATACTTATTCTGTAGCATCTTTAAATGATATGTTATTATCAGCTAAAAATAATATAACAATGTTTAGTAGTGCAAGTACATCTATAGGTTCTGGTACAACTATGTCAGTTAAAGCTGCAACAACATTAGATATTAAATCTGAAGCAGTTGGTACATTATTATTTGATGCTAATGGAAGCACAGTTACTGCTAAGAATAGTGCAGGAACTGCTATCGAACTTACAGGTCATGTACATACTGATACTGAAGGTCTAGATGCTAATACTACAACAGTACCAATAGCATAGGAGAAAAAAATGGCAGATATAAAAATTGATACAGATGATACTACTAAGATAAATCTTGATGTAGATGATTCAAATGATTTAGTATTAAATCTAACTGGTGGTGATAAAGGTTTACGATTACATGTATTAGAAACAGTTTATCCCGTGGGTTCTATATATGTTAATGCAGCAGTCACAACTAATCCTGCTACATTATTAGGATTTGGAACTTGGGTAGCATTTGGAACTGGTAGAACACTGGTTGGTTATGATGCTAGTGATAGTGATTTTGATGCACTACAAGAAACTGGTGGTACTAAAACTCATACATTGACAACTGCTGAAATACCTTCACATACACACACTATAACCGTTTATAATGAATCAGGTTCACCTGACGGATATGTTGGTGGAGATTCTTCAAGTACATCAATAGGAACACCAGCATCAAATGCAACAGGTGGTGGAGGTGCTCATACTATTGTACAACCATATATTACTGTTTATATGTGGAGAAGAACTGTATAATTTAATAGAGGATAAATAAGACATGGCAGATTTTACAACAGCAAATTTATGTGGGGGAAGTGATAAATTAAATAAAATTTTAATTGATGTTAAAACATTAAAGGATGGTATAATTGCAAAACATGGAGCAGACGCATCTGCTGCATTATCAACTGTTGAAACATTAGTTGGTGATGTTTCAATAAGTTTAAAAGAAATGATACCTGAACTACCAACTATTCCAAATGTAAATTTACAATCAGAGTTTGAAGAATTAAAGAGTGTAGTGGATACTACAACAAAAGCAGGAAAGGAACAATTTGATACAAAGGTTGAATCTATTAAAAGTAAGTTTGGTGAAACATTAGAAGCTAATGGAATAGATGTAGATGATATGTCTAAACAAGTACAAGAAGGCCTTGCAGAGGCATGTGATGCAATACCTAATCTACAAATACCAGCTGGTGAAACTATTCCTATTGAGTTACCTTCTAATATAAAGTTACCAGATTTTGAAGCATTAAAAGAAAAATTAGAGACTATGCCAGAGTTTAAGATAGAGATAGATTCTGATTTAGTTAAAGAGAAGGCAAATGAAGCTCTAGATTTATTAGAGAACTTAAAAAAAGATTTAGAAACTGAAAGTAAATTAACACTTGTCTAACACTTCTGTTATAAATAATAATTAAAGATTAAGGGAACTCTAATGGCTATTGATGAATCCGCATATAAAGATGCTCAAGCTCAAAATGATATAAGTCGTAATGTCAGACAATATTCTGATTTAGATTTAGACTTTGGTAAGAAAGTTGTAGGTTCTGATATTAGTAAAGTTACTGATATATTAGCAGTTAAGAGGTCTATAAGAAATCTTATATTATTAAACACATTCGAAAAACCATTCCACCCAGAGATATCTTCTGGTGTTAGAAATATGTTATTCGAAAACATGGACCCCATGACAGCGGTTGTCTTAACTAGACAAGTAGAAGATGTTATTAATAACTTCGAACCTAGAGCAAGATTAGTATCAGTTAGAACAAACCCAGACTTTGATAGGAATCAATATAATGTGTCAGTAGAATTTTATGTAGTTAATGCACCAACAGAATTAGTAAATTTAGATATAATGTTAGAGAGGTTAAGATAATATGAAATGGATATGCCCAGATTGTGGTCACATACACGAAGGTAATGAAGGTCCTAAAGAAGATTGCCCAATATGTAATTGTGCTGCAGATTTATATGAACAGGTAAAAGAATAATGGCAACGAATGATAAAAGGCTTAGAGTAACTGAATTAGATTTTGATAATATCAAAGCAAATCTAAAAACATTTTTAAAGGCCCAAACAGAATTTAAAGATTATGACTTCGAAGGTTCTGGTATGAGTGTACTATTAGATGTACTCGCATACAATACTCATTATCTAGGATTCAATGTAAACATGTTGGCCAATGAAATGTTTTTGGATAGTGCGTCTCTTCGCTCTAGTGTAGTATCTCATGCTAAAACATTAGGATATGAAGTATCATCAGCGAGAGCACCCTATGCAACAGTTAATATAAGTTTATCAACAACAGCAAATACAAAAACAATGGATGCAGGAACTGCATTAACTACATCAATAAGTAATGTAGATTATCAGTTTGTTACTATTTCAGATGTAACTGCAAGTAATACAGGTTCTTCTGTTCCATTCGATAGTGTAAAGATTTATGAAGGTAGTTATATAACAACAAAATATACAGCAGACATTTCTGATGTAGACCAAAGATTTTTATTAAGAGATGCTAATAGTGATACATCTACTTTAACAGTTAAGGTACAAACATCATCATCAGACACAACTACAACTACTTACACTAAGGCAACAGATATAACTCAACAATCTACAACAAGTACAGTTTATTATTTACAAGAAACTGATAGTGGTTTACATGAAATTTACTTTGGTGATGGTACAGTTAGTAAAGCTTTATCTGATGGTAATATTGTTATACTACAATATGTGGTTACAAATAAAACTGAAGCAAATGGAGCATCAGCATT